GAAGTAGATTTGTACATACCTGCAGTAGAACCCCCAGTTTTATTTCTAAAGGCATAAGCATCCCCATTAAAAACCCAAACTCCTAGAACTGATCCCTCTCCGGGAACAATTTCAATAATGCTTCGCTGGTCTTCTATTGCTACTTTTGCCTCAGGAAGAATAGTAGAACCGCTATACTTCTCCCTTAATGCTGGAGGACCATAGGAAAGAGCGGTGGCAGAAAGCCCCATTATCCCACTCTAAAAACTGATAACTGCCCGTAATGCATCTGGAAATTCTCAGAACTACTTCCATGTCCATTCTTTACTTGTGCTAACACATCCGTATAAGTCGTATGACCAGTCGTATCAATTATTCCAGAAGCAGATGCCATATTATCTAGAGTTGCTGCCACTTTTTGAACTGCTGCGTCATAGCCGGGATATGCTACCGAACCCCCAGTATCTTGAGTTGCGATTCTGAATGTCCATATTACGGTATCTGTTCCAGTCTGAACAAAACTTATACCTAAATTAACCATAAAGAACCCTTTATCATATATCCTGATCCTGTCATTTGCGAAATCAGCATCTGTCCCTACAGTTGTTGAAGACACAGTTCCAGTATCATCGGGTCCATTAGCACCAACTGAATCAGCATTCCAATCTATTGTTGCTGTTGCTCCTGATGCTACGGCTTGACTTGCTGGTGTTCCTGCTGGTGAATATATAGTTGCATATCCACCCATCCCAGATTCAGTAAATTGTCTAACCATCTGCGCGGTAATAGCGCCTGTCGTGTTATCAGCAAAGCTAGTCCCAGTTAAAACTGCCCTAGTCTTTCTTAGTGCTGTTGGTGTTCCCATTATTTATACTCCACATTAAATGCGCTTCCAAAAGCGCTGTTCTGATTTAAAAAAAATAGAGTTTCTCCGTCCTGAAGAGTCCCACTTCTAACCCTAAAATATACATAACCTTCTGCATCTCCTTTTTCCACTCTTCCGAATTCAGACCGATCAAAAGCACTGTCAAATTCTCTAGTAATAGAAAAAGCACCAGCTTCATCATCACCTGTTATATCTTCGACACTAACACTTAATACAAGACCTACAGCACCACTAGTCTCTCCTTTTATTAAGTCTCCTATTGCTGGAATTTGCATATCAAATGCAGTTCCAAACGCCATACTGAACACAGAATCTCTAGCAGTGCCAGCGATGAAAGGAATTCTATATAAAGTTATTTCTGAAGGAAGAGTTTGTCCATCAAATCTTTCATACCCTTCAACTCTACTATACCTACCTCGTAAATCTATTTCAAAATTATCGGCTGCGATAAGCTCACCGGGCTCTAATGACATTGCCGGATCAGTTATATTTACACCACCCTCAAAAGGAAAATAAGTAGATTGTCCTCTACTTTGCTGTATCTGCCGATTCCTTAGTTTACTCACTCAGTAACCACCGTAAAGTTAGATATATCCTGAACGCGAGAAAACCTACGAGCCTTCTGAGCAGGTAATTCATCAGCTTCTAATTTATCTAACAAATCTTCAAACTCAGCTAGTGAACCAGACATAATCTCTGGAGCATCCTCGTTCTCGGCATAATATAATTTCGCTCTAGCAATAATTATCCTATGAAATCTCGTTGGTATTAAAGATGTATCTGAATCAACAGCCAAGTCAGTAGGAACCTTAAAATATTCTGCTGATACAGTCCCAGCAACATTTGGAGTTGGATACAAGTCTAAAACATTTGTTGGTTTAACACTAAAAGACTCTGGTATTCCGGTTGCTATAGTGCCATACTTATACATATCTGTATACTCGTCCCAATCCATGTATTCGAGAACCTGATAATCAGATGATGTTTTGTTCCAAATAATAGTTTCTAATTTCCAATTCCCCAAATCGGTGGGAGATGTTAAAGTAGAAACATCAGCACTAGCGCTCAAGTCTACTTCAGTCCAAAGAAAATTCCAATCAAACCATCTGCTCTCTATATCAATATTAGCCTGATTAATATATCGAACAATATTATTTTCTTCTTCGCTTAATGTGGTTGATGCTACATCGTCTGGCCCGCTACCCGGAATGCCAACGTCTCTAGCCATATCTTGGCAAAGTTTCAAATAATTCATTTAAGATTTCTCAATATATCATTAGTGATTGTCTCTGGGTTTATTAAAGAAGCACACAAAGCTCCCCCTGTAGTCTCGTCTTTAGTGCAAGTTATAAATCCCTGTGGATGTAACTTATGGCACGGAAAGCATTCACAATCGTCAGGTTCTAAAGATAAGGTATTAACCCAATGCTTAGACAAATTTTCTTCAGACGAATGAGAAAGCATAACTATTTTCCTCATAGGAAGAGAAGATGCAGCATTAAGAACTCCAGTTTCTGGACCTACTATTAAATCACACTGTTCTATAAAAGCCAGAGTTTTTCTTATAGACCATTTACCAGATTTCTTAACTACCCTCTTTTCATTTTCCCAACCCATCTCAAGCAAAGAACATAAATTATCCCCTACCGTTACAAAAGAAACATCCTCTCTTTCTTTTAGAATAGATGCAATAACAGCATCTACCCAAGGATAAACTTTATGAACTGAAGAACCAGCTAAAGCCCATAAAACAATATTCTTTGTTTTTATCTTTTTTCTAAATTTTTTCGCCCACATTGCTTCTCTTTGAGTGGGATAAAATCTGGGAGAGAATTCATAAGGTACTCCTGCTAAATCATGAGTTCTTTCCATGTAATTTATATTACATTCCTCATGAAGCTTTTCCTTAGAGTAATTATATCTAGGATCACACGGAACCAGTGTCTTCTCTCCTCCTATCTCTAACACCCTCTCTGATATTACGAGAAGACTACCCTCTACAGACTCAGACAATTGAACCACTTTGTCAAAACACTTTGAGAGCTTTTCCCAGTATTCTGTAAGTCTGTTTACTGGTATTTGATCTGTTTCCTGAATTAGCAATTCATCAACATGTGGATCACTTCTAATAATATTAGAACCATTTTCTGTAACATTAACACAAACTCTATACCCTTGCTTTTTAAGCAAAGGTAAAATAGAGGCAGTCTGAATCATATCGCCAAAACCACCATAGCGAACTACGCATACAGTCTTTTCTGACCGTACACCTCCAAAATCCTCTTCAGTTAAATCGTCCAAATCCTTGGACGGTAGAATAAAAGATTTCAATTAAAAATCAAGATTCCAAGAACCAATCATTTCTCCGTCAACGCGCATCATATTATTAGAAGACCTTTGATCTTTCATGTACTCTCGATCATACTCAGTAGTCATTTCTGCCATACTATAAAATCCTCGCCCAGCTGCAGTATCACTGCCATAAGCTACCTTATCACTTTTCGGTCGAGGCTTACCATCTAGGTAAGCACTAAGAACATTAATTCTCATTGCTATGCTCCTTATTTTTTCTTTGCAAATCCAAAAGAACCTTTAGGTTTTCTAGCCCCTTTAGAGACCTTACGACGACCAGCCATTGACATTTTCTTGGTAGATTTCTTACCTGCTGTCATCCCTAAACGCTCATCTAACCGAGCATTATAACCCTGTTTCTTCTTTGCCATTTTTTATTCCTCGAAAGGATTGGGGGGCTTTCGCCCCCCGTTCCTGTTTATTAACCCCAAGAAAATTTACCACGGTCAGTGGAAATTGACTTGTGGACCACCCCTATAGGCAATTGATTTGGCCCATGAGAAGCTAATGCCAAAGAAGCCAATGACTCCTTGGACACATCTTCTTTAGAAGACAAACCATTTGCTGGGATTTTACCACTTGCAGTATCTTTAGCCACAATAGACCTCCTTAATACCAGTATGTTTCAATATAATTGAACGCCTTGCCAGCATTAGTACCCGTATCAGTAGTCCCAATATAAGTAACTTCTATCTGGGTGTCTGCCGGAAGAGCCTCAATAATGACACAGTTAGTATCATCTTGGTTATTCCAAGTTTCAGTAGCTGCTGTACCATCAGTGACTTCCAACTGACCGTAGTAGTTAGGATCAGCAGTTGTGCCAACCAAAACTTTTCCAGTCACCTGATCACCATTAAAGGCTTCAGTTATATGTAGACCAATGTCTTTGAGCATACCCTGTTTGCCACTTGGACCTTTGAAACTCCACGGTGTTGGCGTACCATCCCCAAAATCACCTTCTGTAGAGTTGGTGTAGATTAGGGGTATCGGATTTGAATAACTCATAATATACCTCCTAAGCTGCGCTATCCCAAATCACGATGCGTGTTTGGGCTGCTTGTGTGTGAACAATGCCGAATCCACCTAAGTAATACCATGCGATGCCACGGTCCCTACCGAAATCTCCGGGGATCTTCCCTCGAATCTCTTCAGGAACTGCAACAGCTTCGGCAACGGTGTCTTCGCCAAAGAAGACGCACCAATCAGAAAGTCCCTCCGACCATGTGGTCGCAGCTGTTCCAATTGATCCTTTAGCCTTGAAAGTCTGCTCTACAAATCGCACACCGTCAAATCGACCAACCTCACCATTCATAATCATACGGAAACCCTGATCAACATACTGTCTGATAGATTCCATATCATTTTTCATGGTGCGGAAAGTAGTGGGCCATGCAATTGCATAATAATCATCGCCCGTGTAGGCTGGAATATTACGTTCTTTCATGACATCTACAATCGCCTTAACATGATCAGTTCCCATAGCCTTGGTGTTGGTAAGCGTAGCAGTACCATTGGTAGTCAAAGTGACTGCCGTGGCGCTAGTACCAGCTGTTGGGACTACTCTCAATACTGCTGAGTTGAACTGAGCAGAGGCTAGATTGTCGAAGGCTTTCTTCGCGTCTGTTTTCAATACTTTTCTGACAACTTCGGACACAGGCTGCTCAGAGAGGTCATCCAATTTTCCAGTCCACGGAACGGAGTTACCCGCTTCGGTTATGGTCATTGTGCCCTGAGCAATTGTGAACGAGGTTTCAGGAATAGTATTGGTTTCTACCAGAGTGCTTCCTTGAGTGGAAACATCTGAATACACGTTCCAATGGAATGTATCGCCTCGATGCAAACCCTGATGAGCTGCATCTTTAACATCACAGAACTGCCTAAATTTTACAATAGGCTGAACTGCCATCCTCAACTGACGGCTGAGGTTGTCGGCATACATATAACCACCAGAGGTGCTTACGGACCATACTTGTCCCGCCATTTTATTTTCCTCTTATATAGTTATTGTTTGCCCACGCTGCTTTTTCATCTCTTCGATTATTTCCGTTACCGTTTGAGGTGCTGGACCATCATCTCCAAGAGAAATAGAAGCGTTAGCCGATTTGGGTTGTTGCACAATTTTCTTCTTGCGCGAAACCCGATTATTTTGCTCAGGCTTTGTAAAACCTTCAGCCCAAGCTATAGCACGTTTAGCTGATTCCTGTATGATTTCCATAGGTGTCCAATTAGGATTTTCTTCCGTAAGGGTAACTGTGTAATCATTAGCAACCGCTCTCAACTCAGGGGTATTAGCAATGTTTGGGTGATTATCATTAAACCAGTGAACAGCGTCCTCTAGTTGTTTCTGATATGCCCATTGCTGTTGCCTAGCTGATTCAGCTTGCTGTTGTGCCATTCGTTGACCAAGAACTCGATCAACAACCTCTTCCACGTTTGGGGTAGCTTGTGAGCGCCCGTTAGTTAAGGTTTTTAGAAGATTAGCAGCTTTATCCTGATCATCTTCATATAGAGCTTCATGATACTGTTTTATTAAATCAGCATCTTCAGCTGACGGTACTTCTTCCATGTCCGGTGCTTGACTGGGTGATGGAGGTTGAGGCTGTTGCCTCTGCATCTGCTCATACATAGCTCTTAACTGTTGCTCTTTTTGTTGCAACTGTTGACCATACATAGCAGCTTGCTCAAAGCGCTTTTGAGACGCTTTATCTTTTTGATGGGAAGATTGAAGATCATTAAATGGTACGTCATGCTCTTCTCCATCAACTTTTATTTTTGTCATCCATTTATTACCATCATGCCAAACTGGAGCATCTGGGATATTTGGAGTATCGACAATTTCTTCAACACCTTCAGGTTGTTCTACAACATCATCAAATTCTTTCGAGCGTCCTTCATCATGACGAATAGCTATAGCTTCCATAGCTTTCTCTCTTGGAGAGATATACTCATCAGAGTCAGAAACTTCTTGTTCTTCTACGGCTTCAGATTCTTCTGCTTGAACTTCTTCACTAACATCTAACGCATCCTGCTCTTGGGTAGCGTCCATATTACCTCCTTGTTATTATATTTCTCCCGATTCTTTGTACTTAACTATTGACTCCGCATTCTCTCCATCTGAAATGCTAGAATTAAGCCATTTAAGAAGTTTAAATGGAAGCGATAGTCTAGAACAAATTTCACGGTACTTAGCAAGTTCTTCATCAGAAGAACCACTCCACTCGTAGGTAGTTATGTCTTGCAAACTTTCTATGCCTTCCCTGTACTCAGCCAAGGCTCTCATGCAGACAGACGTACCAACTGGTGATCTGACAAATTCTTCAGTCGCCCTACCAATGCGAACTCGTTTTACTAAATCATCTACGGACAAATCTGATGGGTCGTAATAGTTCATTTAACCTCTCGCAAAAGGAATTTTGTTATAACGGTCTCTTTTAATAGTACCAGTATCACCTTGAGCATCAAGTTCAAGGTCTCTTTCTACTTGTTTTTCCGCTCTATCAAAATCACCATCTGCGATTTGATTTAGTAAAGCTTCTTTTTGCAGAAGTAATTCGCCTCTCTTAGTTATGGAATCTTCTTTCTTTATTTGAGCTTCTTTTATATCAGTCTGTTGCGCTATGAGTTCTTTCTGTATATCAGTCTGCGCTCTTAGTTTAGCTATTTCCATATCTGTAAGACTCTTTATCTGAGTACCTTGAGCATCAGTCTGACTCTTCATCTGTTGAACCTGCATTCTGCCCTGCTGTTTAATCTGATCCTGCTCAACCATAGTCTGGAGTTCCTGCAGCTGTTGTTTCAATTGCTCTACCTCTGGATTCTCCTTTTCTTCAAATAATAAGAATCTTGAACCATCCCTATATCCTAATTGACCAAAAACTTCCTTCGTCAACTCTGGTAGATTTATCTTTTCAGCAACACCCGGAAACTGGGCTAATGTTTGGACACCAAATAAAAGATTTTGTACTTTCTTCAATGGATCAGTTGCGTTCATTCCGACATTCACTTTAAGGAGAAGCTCTTGTCTCAAGAGTTCATCCATCTTCTCATCTGCATTGAATTTAAATCTAGCTGACGCAGTTTGACCAGCTAAAGCTAGGACAACTTCATCTGTTTCATAATATTGTTCAAGGCGCAATAACTGCTTTAAAGTCTTTTCTACCCAAGTATCTGAGAAAGTTCTTAATGTATATTCAGCAATAGAGCTGCTATTACCAGCTAATAAATTCATTCCCCCTACTGTTTCATTTAGACTTCTTGCTCCCTGAACTGTAGAGGTTGAAAAGTTACCCTGCAACTCATCAAAATCCATATTGATTCGATCTTGTTCTGCATAAGCTGAACCAGTAACATCTCTCGTATCTATAACCCTGACATCATTATCAGGATCATCCATTTCAACAGCGCCACCCGGAACAGACCTGAACAATGCATCTAAATCTATATTGCGGTCTCGTCTGATATGGTAACGCTTGTTCATTGCAAGCTTTACATTGTCAAACCTTTGGTTCCATATATCATTAGCAGCTGACTGAAGTTCTTGAGTAAGTTCAACTGTACCAGCTGGGTATAATTTATGGGCTTCTAAGTTCACAGCCCCCATAACATATGGCCTTTCACCATCCTGCAACCACGGATACATTTCTTTTAATTCTCGCGGCTCCGTCAACATGAATTGAGTTCCCGCTGTGAAATAACACCAATCTACACCGTCTCTTTTAATAATATTTTTATGTACCCAAACTATTTTATAGTCAGGAATTTCAGCAAATTCAGCATCATTATCTAAGGGATCGGTTCTAGGTTCATCACGAACTAACCTAGTTGTATTATCCATTTCATTGCCATCATCAGATGCAAGTAATTCCTCTTCACTTATTTCTAACCATTCCCCCGCATCCATTTTAGCTTTTATATCTAAAAGATACATTGGGATAAGATGAACAATATAGGGGGTTGTTCTTATCGGATCAGACCAATCTGATGCTGCATCAATTCTTAAATTCTCAGGAGAGATTAATTCGATAATAGGTTTATCTTCTAAGGTAGTAATCTGATTATGTATTTGAGGATTTCCTTCGTCATCAATAATAGGTTCATTATTCCCAGAAACCTCGACATAAGATTCTTCCTTTTCAGAAAAGTCCCAATATTGATGAGAGACACAAATTCCCTGCACAGCAGCATCCTGAAGAGCAGCCGTCATTAGTTGAAACCAAGGAATAGTATTGGTTAATCTATATTGCATTATAGATTGAGCAGCTACTGCAGCAGCAGCCTGAGTTTCATCATTAGGATTTCTAGGCTCTATACTAATAACATCCTCATTTGTAAAAAATGCTACTGACATAGCCGACTGTAGATTTCTTACTGCTGTTCTAGATTTTGGCCTAAAAAATTTAGACCTTTTTTCATAAGCATTAGAGTAATATTTAGAGCCGGAAGGATGCTTGTTATTAAACATAGACAAACTTCTTTCCCACTGATATCGTAAATTAGCATCTAACCAATCAGAAGAACCCTCATAAACCTGACGAGCTATTCTCAGCCAAATATCTTCTTTAGGGGTTTCCTCTTCGTCTATTAACCCTAATTCAGCTCCCGCTAAAGGTGGTTGAGGATTCATCAAAGACATTAAGAAAAATCTCCATCTAGTTGACCCTTATGATCCATAGTAAGGTCAGTCAAATATTTATCGTTATTAAATTTTTCGCGTTTCATTTTGAAACGCTCAAGCAATTCACCACCAGCTAACACAACAGCTCTATAATCGTTATCTATCTTATCTTCGTGTAATACGAATCCCCAATTTCCTGATAATCTCATAGATTTTACCACAACTACCCCATCCATGACATGTACAGCCCATAACCAACCAGGATATTTTTTCTCAAGATGTTCAGCAACATTCTTTGCTACTGTATGATCATAAGCATCGAATATATTAGCTTTTTCTACTTCCACTCTTTTTTCTCCCTTTGTAAAAAACTCTATTACCATTATCAAAAATATAGGTAACAACAGGTTTGGTTCTTCGAGCCGGATCAGCTTTATCTACCAACTCCACCCACGGAATTCTTGTTTCTTTTTGTTTCATGATATTAAAATTGAAGGAATAAATTTAGGCTGACCGACAAAGGGCCACTCAGGTTCATAAGGAGTCAACACAAGATTACCAGCTGAATCTATTGTAAAGGTATAAGTAATACCAAAAGAAGGAGGAAAGGTTCCAGTATCCCAATTTCCAGAAACGGTCGTCCAAGTACTTGTAGCCTCGCTCCAATACTCGCCCAAAGAAAGACCTGTTAAATCTCCTTTAGCAGGAGATATCATTATCCCACTCTTAGATACAGGAACTTGTCCAGTAAGAGTCAAAGTCGCGGTATCAACATACAACGCTGGATTAACTGGTTTCT